TGGCGGCGTGGCTGTATCAACTGGCCGATCAGCGCTCCTGTAATCGCCGTCGCGGGATTCGCCCTCACCCAAGCGCGCTCACCCGCGCCGCCGTGCTGCTGGAGCGGTATGCGTCTCCTGCCTGTGTGGTGCTGAATCCCTCGCACGAGCTGATCGAAGCACTTGAAAATGCACCGCCTGGCCGGATTGAACTGGTGCCCGATGACACTCAATGCGTCCCATTGCCGGAGGTGGGCGAGTGAAGCGCGACCAGCTGCGCCTGTCCGCACATCAGACGATCGAAACCTCCCGCGATTTCAACGGGAGATTCTTCGTCGCCTACAGCAGCGGCGCTTCCATCTTCGTCCGTGATCCGAAGGAGTTGAGGCGCTTCCTCAACATTCCCAAGGCCGTACCGATGCGCACAGCATTGGACAGCTGGCTGGCATCACTGGCGGAGCAGGACGCAGCAAAAAATGCTCCAGTGCAGGAGCACCCTGGCGATGCCAATGTCGAGGGATCCTGGGATCCGCTCAGCCACCAGCCTGAGGGGCTGGATCCGTCAGATCCTCCTGTGGTGTAAGCCCCAGCAGCTGCTTCAGTTCGTCCACGCTGAGCCCGGCAGCGGCCAGCTTCTGCGCTGGGGTGAGCGGTGGCGGGACGGGCTCAGGCTTTGCCATTTCGGCATCAAGCTCCGCCTGGCTGACGGGCTTGGTGTTGTCATGCCAGATGATCTGGCTGGCATCGGTGCAGCCGTTCGGAACGGACCATTGCGCACCGGGGCGCAGTTGCAATAGAGCGCTGGCGATGTTCATCAGTTGGCAACCTCGATGATTGTGCATTGAATGTTGGCAGTCCGCACAGGAGCGGACACGTAATTGGTACGGTGCAGGATCCCGAACTGACGATTATTAGTTGACGTGTTAGTCAATGAACACGAAAGCGCCCCTGCGGATTCTACCTTGGACCCGTGAGCGCCTCCTTGCGACGTAAGCTCAAGAGAAGTACCAATCGCAGCCAGACCTTCACTAAGACTGAAAAAGCCAGTGGTGTAAAGATCGTCAATTCTTGCAATGCCTGCCTGAAATGTTGCGTGCAAAATCAGCTTGCTATTAGCGCTCTTTGGTGTGTAATTGAAGTAGAGCTGATTGGCTAGAATGTAAGTGGTTGACGTGCCATAGGCGCCGCCGTCGGTGTAATGAGTGACATTGAGCACGCGCCCGGCTGCGCTCAGCTGCGCTGCATCAACAACGCGCCCGGCAGTGCGGTTCGTGATCGCCGCTGCATCAGCCAGCTGAACCAGCCCCTTGGTGGTGGTGGTGGCGTCCGGCACAAGGCCGAGCGTCACCCAGCTGCCAGGGCCTGGCGTGTCGTCCCACACCTTGATGGCCGGCGGGTCGCTGCCGGTATCGGCCCACGCCTGCCCGCGCACCGGGTTCAGCGGCGCCACCGCGCCAGCCGAGATCGCGTTCCGCCGCACCCAGCGCGTGCAGGCCAGCCGCAGGCTGTCGTCAACCGCAGTCGGCTCTGCGCCGGCTGCCAGTGTCGGCGTGCCCTGCAGAACCACACCAGTCGGGCTCACCGGCTGCGTGTTGTAGTCGCCCGACACATTGCCCAGCGCCTGCGCCAGGAACTCCAGCAGGTCGCTCTGCTGCAGCCGGAATTGCTCTCTGGTGACCGTCAGGCTGTCCAGAGAGTCAGCCTGGCTTGATAGCGGCAGATTGGCCACAGACGCTGCGCCTACATCAACAGCAGTCTATCCGGGCTCGGGGGGTCAATACCCGACGCAGATCGCATCGATCAACCCTTCAATCGCATGGCCATTGCGGTCAAAACAGTTGACCGTGAAGCCCTGGCGATCCTTGCCGCTCAGCACTGCTGTTGCCGGATGCGCGTAACCCGCCGCGCTTTCCTGCAGCGTGATGTTCACCGCCTTCAGCTCCTGGAACTGCTGCGTCAGCTGCACCCGTGCGCCGCCGATTGGAATCAGTCGATCGTTGATCGTCTCAACAATGTCTGGGTAATCGAAGACGACATCCAGATCCCACAGCACCGCAGGCGTCACACCATCGACGCTCATAAAGTCGATCGTGATCTCGTAGTCCCCAGCATCGAGCATCTCAAACGGCGCCAGCGGGTGAGCGTCCAGCGCAACGCCCGGCGTCACATCACGATAGAAATATGCAGAAAGTGGGTAAGTATAAAACAGATCAGCAGTTGGCGCTGGGTAGATCAGGTCACTACCGGGCGCTCCGACCTTGCGCAGATAGACGCGATAGGTGCCAGTGCAGTAGGTGTAGACGACCAGTCCCACACCGTTCTCGGTGACAGTGAGTGGGTAGGTGTAGGCCGCGTGTTCCGCAGCATCAACCTGTTTGAGCGTGTTGCCCGCGAAGCCTTCGTAGAACTCGTCATCCTGGGGATCGCGGTAGATCCGTGCTGTCAGCGGTGCGGCGTAGAACAGTTCATCGACCTTGAACTCACGCACAGCATTGACCAACGCACCAGGGAAGCCCAGCTGTTTGCAGTCGATGCGATCAACCACATTGGTTGGCAGTGCATCGCCGAGGTTGAGCGCGATGAAGTCGAAGGTATCGCTCAGCCAGCCGGTTCGATCGCGGGAGCGGATCATCACCGTCCAGACGCCGGAGTCAAACAGCGTGGTCTCGAACCAGCGCTGATCACCGGCGATGCCATCGCTGAACAGCGAGAAGCCGAGATCCCAGTCGGCGTTACGGCCCGCCTTGTAGCGCACATCAAACGCCACGATGTCCGTCACGGCGCCCGTTGGCCAAGTTGACGGCAGCACGCCGGTATCCAGATCCCAACTGAAGCGCCGTTTCAGTGGTGTGCTCGGCTTCGGCGGTTCAGTCACGACCACGAACTGCTTGACCGGCGGCGGCACAATCTCAGCCTGCTCCACCTGATCGAACACATAGGTCGTCCCTGTGATGCCGGGGATGGCTGTCACCAGGCTCACGCGCACACGCCATGCACACGGCGCCTTGAACACGATCGACTTGTAGTCGAGCAATGCTGCGCTGCCGAGCATGTACCACCCATCAGCGGTGGGCATCAGGCCGTCAGCCTCGATGCTGTTCAGCGCTCGCGCCGGCTTCCCCTCCAGCATCACGCCGGTCACATACCCCGGCACCGGCACATTGATCTCCCAGGCGAACTGCTGTGCGCCGCTGCTCTCGTTCAGATGCGACAGCCGGGCATTCGGCAGCAGTGATGGGAACTGACCAGGGCCGAGGTATTTGCCCCCGAGATCAGGCATCGGCGAGCCCACCTGGATGTCCTCAACATCGGCGGTCGCCCAGGCAGATTGAGCGCCGATGCGGGCCACAGCGGAGACGCGCACCTTGAATCGATCCGTCGCCACGAACTGGCTGATCGGGATCTGCTCGCGGTTGTCGCGCTGCCGGGCGACCTCGCGCCACACGCCGTCATAGACGATCGAGCCATTCGGTTGCAATGTCCCGGCTTGATACTCCAGCCTGAACTCTTTGACTGAAGCGTCAAATCCAGCCAGCAGATTAGCGCTCGGTGCTGGCAGCCATTCAACATCAATCTTTGCTTGTGCGTTATCCCAGATCACCCGCGCTCGGGTGATTGTCGGTGCTTCTGGGTTGACAGTCTTGAACAGGTAGCTTTCGTCGTCGTTCAGCGGCGTGCCGTAGTCGATGGCGTCGAATAGATCAGCGCGGTACCGCAGTGCTGTGAAGGCATAGACGCCGCCTTCCTGCTCCTCGACCGTGAGGATGCGGAAGTCTTGCGCAGTGCGGTCGGGCGCCTCGATCAGCCACGGGATACCGGGCACAGGCGTCTTGCTGAGTCCATTCACTTCAACAACATCGCCAACCACGCAGCAGATCGCGCCAGTGATCAGCGTCGGCTGCTGGTCCTGATCGAAATCCATAAAGCTGAAGGTGGAGCCGGCCCAGCCACTGGGCGGCGCTACTGGCGGCGCATCGAGCGTGATCAGCGTGCCATTGACCGCCTTGATGCGACCGCCGTAGCGGCGAGCGGCCTTGTTCGGATCAGCGACCTTCACCCGATCGCCAGGACGCACCGCAGCGCCGATCTCGTTGGTGGAGAATGACACGGCTTCTTCTAGCAGCACTTCGGCCAGCAAAACCGCCTGGCCGGCCCGCAATGCCTGCCCGCGACTGGTCACGCCAAGTAGGCGCAGGTCTTTTGGTTTGTAGCCAAATCGAGCAATGCCGTCATCGTCGGCAAGATACTCAACCCTCGGCTGATAGTTGTCGAGTGGGTCGTCCCAACTGACAAGGACGACCGTGCTACGCGAGCGCCTTGCAGAGCCGACGTAACTGAAGTTGCCTGCGCTTACCTTGCCGTCAGCGTCAAACTGCTCAATCGTGTTCGATTCGTTGAAAGTGAAGACTGGTGGCTTGGGGCGATCTTGAATCGTGATGATGTAGCCGCCTGCGTAGTACAGAAGTCCACGGAATACGCTGCTAAGTTGCTGAAGCACATTCCAGGCTTCTTCTGCTGTCTGCAGAATCAGATTGCATGTGAAACGGGGCTCCAGGCCAGCTCCACCAGCCGTTGGCACCAGTTCATCGCAGTAACAGCCGACTGAGTACAGAGTCCACTTATCGGCCTGCCAGGGCTCTACATACTCACCGAGGCCGAATCGCTTGTTGTTGATCAAGTCGTATAGCACCCAGGCTGGGTTGTCGCTGTAGGCTTCTTTGAAGGTGCCATCCCATACACCTGCGTATGTGCGCGTTGTTGGGTCGTAGTTGCTGGGCACCTTCAGGATACGGCCGTAGACCTCGACAGCCACTGCTGGTAGTGCGCTGTACTGATCAGCGCGAATGCCAAGGCTTAGGATCGAGCTATAGGGGTAACTAAGGCGCTGATCGAGCGATACAACAACAGAGGAGAAGTTGAACCCCGAGCGATAGGTGTTCTCCGGCCCACTGCGCTCTTTGTCGTCAGACGAACCGCGTGTAACGACGATGCGCCATGGGCCGACGCCCTGGAGGAGGAAATCATACTCTCGCTGAAATGGGCCGCTGAACTTGCCGCTAATGACATCGCTGAAGACAGTGTATAGAGTGCCTGCTGCATCTTGGTATTGAACGCCAAAACCTACGATTCCCGGCAACACATCACCGTTGGTCCTGCTGTCAACAAGCGCTTCAAATGTCAGGATCACCCTTGCATAGACAGCGCTGGATGATGGGTCGGGGCTTGTGATTGACTGCGAAATAGGCAGGTTGAGCTTGACTAGCTTGTCAACGGCGATGACAGTGCTGATGCGATTGAAGTCCGGCACGCCTGTTTGCTGTGAAGCCGGTCGCCCATAGCTGAACACCAGATCACTAGGCTGCGGCGAAACGAGAGTACCGACGCGGACCGGCGTGTCGTCCAGGTAAACAGATTGCTCAAGGCCCTCGATTGTGTTACCCCCGACCGGCCCCAGGATCTCGCCTTCGCACAGCAGAAACTGCAGCTGGGCGAAACTGGTAGATCGGAGCCCCGCGTCATCTGGAGTGAATACAGGCGCTGGCGGCTGAACTACCGTGGTCTGATTGCCACCGCCACCGCTGCTTCCACCAGCACCATGGATTCGTTTCGTCATGGTCAGCTCAGCTCAGCGCAACATTGTTGACATAACCCAGCAGGCCCCGTGTCCCGGCGAGATTGATGTCGCGTGACACTGCCTGCGTCCTCAGGTTGAACGACACCAGGCGGGGCGCCTCGATACGGCGACGGCCATACACCAATGGCACACACTCCCCCTGGCCTGCAGTGCCCTGATTGCGGCTGAACAGGTTGGACTCAAGGTCTGCTGAGTTCTCAGCGGCTGTGCTGGGGCTATTTGGCAGCGATGGAGTAGGTGTTAGCAATTCGGCTACGCCACCCAGAGCCAAGGAGATGCCAATGCCACCGACCAGGGCCTTAAGAGATGCACCAAAGATCAGTGCGGTTCCGGGGATAAGGATGGCCGCGACAATCAGAACAACTCCAGCAATGATCTTGCCCACAGCGCCCGCGCCGTTCAGCACCGGTGCCAGCACGATCGTCTCCGCACCGGTTGAGCGGGGCAGTTCATCGCCATCAAGGCCCTGTGCATCGTCTGTCAGCACGCGCCACGCCACACCGCGCTCGTGCTGTTCGAGCACCCAGCCGTAGAACTCCGGGAACAGGGCGCACAGGGCGCGGACGGCCTCGGCGGGGGATTCAACCGCCAGGCGGAACTCGCGTCCAAATCGGCGGCCCGCCGCGCCAAGAAGCTTGATCGTCTTTAGCCCTGACATAGCGCCTGCGGTCGCACAACCAGCCTAAGCCGCCTCTCCCACCAGCTCCCGAAACGATCGATTCGACTGCTGCGATCGGCCGGGTGATGCAGGAACCGCTGGTGATCGACGAACACGCCAATGTGATCTGTGTGGCCGGCATGGTCACCGAGGTTGAACAGCAGGATGTCACCGCGTTGGTAGTCGCCGCCGAGCACCGGCGCACCGATGGCTGATGCCTGGTCATCGAAGGGGAAGAAACCCGACTGGTTCCACTCGCCGTATCGCCCTCGGGGCCAAGGCGGCATCGTCACGCCGAGCCCGGCGAGGAAGTCGCTGGTGAGGCTGTAGCAGTCGTAGATGCCGTAGACGAACGGGCGGCCAATCAGCGGCGCTGCTGCCCCCGGCTCGCACTGGATGAAGGTGCCGGTCGCCAGGCAGTAGATCGCCCATGGCATCGGGTCAGCCAGCAGCACCTGCTGATCGAGCGGGCTGAACGCCTCAAGCGACAGGTGCGTGTGCCAGACACCGGCGATACCGAGCGCATCGTTGGCGGCGTAGTCGGCCGGGCTGATCTCGAACTGATAGGCAGGGTCGCGGGCGATGTTGGCGCATTCGACCACGCTGCCGTCGATCAGGACAAAGCCGCAGGTCTCGCGCTCGGGGTGTGCTGCCGCCAGGCGGCGGATGTCGCACTGCTGCTCAGTGGTCAGCCAGTTCATTAGATCGTCAGGCCAGGGAATCCGCCGAACGGCAGGCTGTCATAGGCGTCAGTGGCGGGGTCGTAGAACCTCAGTCGGCACGATGTGAGTCGCTTGCCGCAGGCATCACCAGTCGCTCGCAGGACGGCATCAGATGGCGGCGACGCCTGCCAGGCGGCAGCGGCGTTGCGGTAGAGCGTGGTGGCACTGTCGAAGGCCGCACGTTTGGCGTTCAAAATGGTCTGCTGAACCTGCAACTCTGCGGAGTAGACGCTTACATAGTATTGCGCGTTGTTGTAGTTCGCCTGCCATTGCGCGTATTCAGCGGAGTTCGACACCCATCGCTGGATAGCATAGAGGTTATTGTAGTAGTAGGTTCGATCAAAGGCTTGCAGCCTGTCTCGGTATTCCCCTTGTCTGTATTCCTGGCCAAGCGTAACGACTGCACCATCCCAGTATGCGATTTTGGTTGTAGCGTTGGGCGAGCCAGGGTTGGGCGGGGGGGCAACACGCTCAACAACAGCATCACGGATGTAGGTGACTACACCTCCTACGTTGTATCTTTCTTCTGCCAGTGTATCTGTGGGGCCGTTGGCAAGCAGGCCGGCCCAGTAGTTGCTCGAAGCAATGACATTGTTCAGGTTGTCATTGACGATCGTGTAGTTATTGCTGGCCGTTTCGAGTTCGATCCTGGCCTGGAACAAGTTATTGCGCCGGATGATCACTTCATTGGTCAGCGGATCTGGCCCCGTCGGACTCAGTTGCGCATCCCGTGCATCCGCCACCGGCGGCCCGGCATAATCGCAACCCTCCTCGCGATAGGTCCACGGGCAGGTGTACCTCAAGGCGCGGCGTTTAGGCAGCGTGATCCCATCGAGGTCAAACGCCGTCGAAAGACGGAAACTGACTGCCAGCTTGTTCTCCGCCTCCTTCTGTTGGATCGTCCAAACCTCGTCAGGCCAGTGCGCGTTGGCATCAGGCGCTGATCCTGAATCGAGGTGTCGCGCCAGCACCCGCCGCCGCGTCAGCTTCGCGCCCACCATGTCATCCCAGCGGTTGACCAGCGCCGTGAAGTCCAGGCCGATGTTGCTGACCGTCAGCACTGGATTCGGCGGCACACCTTCAGTCTGGATCGCGAAGCCCGTCGCCTTCAATGGCACAGGCTCATAGGTCAGACCGCCATAGCTGACCCGCTGACCATCGGTCACGACCCAGTTGACGAACCGCAGGTAACGGTTTTCAGGCGTGATCTCATCGCTGACCGGCGCCAGGTCAATGATCATCAGATCAATGATCGCATCGCCCTGTAGGCCCTGCAGATCAGCCTGATCCTTGAAGGTGCGATCAACGGCCATCAGTCATACCAGCGCCTAATCGTGAACGACAAGATAGACCATGCTGTTGATAGATACCGGCGATTCCACTGAACGGGCTCCAGCACCCACTTCTTAAGGGCGCTCTCGGTGGGGGGAGTCCACGCAAAAGGTCCGCCACCAAGAGCCCGTATCTCGGCTTCCAGCGCATCGGCATCGGCAGAACGTAGTGGCCGCGTGACCACCTGCCACTCCTCTATCGAGGTGTTGATGCCGTCAGGCCGGCGAGCCATGTAGCCGTCGCCGTACTGGGTCTGCAGCGTCCTTATTCGCTCCGCCCGCTGAGCCTCGACAACTATCTTTAGGCTGCCAAGCATAAGGCTTGTGGGTTGCGTTCCTGGCACGGTTCACCTCCTGGCAAGTACGCCGCCGGTTCGCTGTTCGCGGCTGATCACATTCAAAACAGCAGCCTCAACCATGCGCCCAAGCATTGACGCCTGGCTTTCATCAACTTTACTGCCTGAATCGCTGATCGTGACATTGACCACACTGTTGACGCCTCCCGCAGTGCCGCCGCCAAGGATTTGCTCGGTCAAATTGTTGGGCAGTACGGTGCCGGGTCGGTCTGCAAGCCAGATCTCTCTCCCATACTCGCCTGTCAGATAGGCCTCGTTTGCGGCCGTGGGGCCACCCACTGCTCTTGCCTTTAGCGGTGCCGACGGCACTGGGACAACTGGAGTAGGCCCACTACTACCACCACCGGCAGCGCCACCGGCAACGGCACTTACGTCGAGCGGCGTCTTGAACAGAATGCTGCTCAGGATGCTGCCGCCGATGGCAAGCAGACTGCCGACCACGGGGTCAGTACCACCACTCCCGGTGGCGGCAATCAGGCCGCCGAGCGAAACCAGCGACTGAAACAGCGTTGCAAACCCACTTGCTGTCTTCGTTGCCGCTGGCTTTACCATGTCAACCTCCTTGGCGGCATTGGTCAATGACTGCGCCAGAGCCCCCGATGCTGTGGTCACTGCCAGAGCCCCCGATGCCGGGGTCACTGCTTGTGGCGCTGCGCCAGTGGTGTTGGTGTTGGATTCAGTCGTAGGGGGTGCCGCAGAAATCACCGGGATGCTTTTCACGTTCGGCTCTGCTGCTGGAGAAACCGGCGCCTGAGGCGCCACCGGGTTACCACTTGTCTGCACCTCGACCTTGATCGGCGTATCCGCGGCACGTTGTTGAGCCGCCGCGGCCTTTTGCTGGCTATTGGCGGCATCAATCTGTTGTTGAGCCGCCTTGTCTACATCGATGCCGCCAAACAGCTCAAATAGATTTTCGGTCAGCAGCTTCTCTAGCGGCGCCAGTGCCGAGTCGAGGAACGATGTTGTCAGGCGCTCGATCAGCGATGACGCGAGCGCCTGCAGGTCGACCGGCTTGCCAGATACGGCCTGTTGAACGTATCCCCGTAGGGCGCTGCTGATGTATCCAGCAGTTGCCTCAGACAGCTGGCCCGCGAGGCGGCCCTGTGGTGTTTTGAGCGCATCGGCAAGAACTTGGTCGCGAATCTGCTGATTGCGCAGTTCCGTTTCCCTGTTTTTCTGCGATACGTTGAGAGCTTGTGTTTGCAGTCCCTGGCCTTTGAGCAGCTCGGGCAACAGCTTGGTGTTGACATAGTTGAGCGTTTCATCGATGCTCTTCAGCGATTCGCTATTCTCCTGCGTCCTGTTCTCATTGCTGTCCATCGAGTTGCTCAGGCTCCCAGCCATTTGCTGATTGCCGCGGCCCCTGACGCCTGGCTGCTGCGCGAGGCTTTGACGGATGGCCATCAAGGGGTTCATGAGGAGTCCCAGTGCATTGCGAAGCTCGTAATGCAGGTGGGTGTTGTTTCCCCATGGCGTAGCGACGCCTATCTGCTGACCAGCCGCTACCATCATGCCCGGTTGGATGTTGGCGCCAGGGGTGATGTGTCCGTAGGTTCCGGTGGTGCCGTCGTCGTACTTGATGACGACGGCACCACCTTTCTGGCCGAAGCCAGTGGAATAGGCATCAACAACACGGCCGGCACGACGCGCAGCGATGGGATCGCTTGCGTCAACGCCAAGGTCTTGCCCTTCGTGAAGGCGCCCACCTCGCGGGGCGCCGACGCCATCGTTGAAGTTTGGCGCCGGGCTGGTGCGGGGCAGCATGTTGCCGATAGCGCCAGTCAGCGGGGTCGTGCCGCCGGGTGGTGGGGGCAGCACCGGGGCGGGCGGGACCGTGCTGCCGGTCATGGAGATCCCATCGCGCTGTTGCTGCAGCTTCAGCTTTTCCTTCTCTGCCTCCAGTTCGGCTTTGGTATTGAGCGCCCGGAGCTTCTCGATGTTGAGCTTGATCACCTGAAGCTGCAGTTCAGCCCGCTCGCGCTCCTGCTGCGCTGCGAGCTGTGCCCGCTGCTGCGCCTGTTCATCCTGCAGCTGCTGTTGCCGGGCCTCATAGAGCCGCCTTGTGGCATCGGCCTCTGAGACGAATCCTCGCGTCCCCAGCGCCAGCGCCTCGATGCGTGCCGCCAGAACGGCCTCGATACTGGTCGGCTGTGCGCTGGCCTGCGACTGCAGCTGCGCCAGCTTGAGCCGTGCCTCCGCCTCCTGCGTGGCGGCTGCATTCTGCGCCTGCTGAAGCTCCAGCTTTGCCCGGTTGGACTTTTCTTCGTCCTGCAGTGCCTTCAGGCGCTTCTCGATCGCACGCTGCTGAACCTCCTCGGCCGCGATCTGCTTGCGGTTTGTCTCTAGGGTCTTTTCTTTGGCCGTGTTGATGGCCTGCTCTCTCCTTTGCAGTTCAGTCAGCACTGCCTGCTGTGCTCGTGTTTCGCCCGCCTGCTGCCGTTGAATGCCCAGCTGCTGCTCACGGATGTCAATGCCGGCTTCTTCGAGCCCGTTTGTTTCGCGGATGATCCCTGACAACTGTCCGGTGAGGCTGATCGTCTGATTGATGATTTCGAGCTGTTGCTTTCGCAGGGTGAACTCAGCTTTTGCCTCCTTGTACTGCTGCTGAAGAGCCTTGAACTCAGAACTGTTGCGGTTCAGCGACCGCGCTCTGGCGGCGATGTCGTTTGTCGCGATTACGGCCTTTTCACGCTGGATCTGGATTTCAAGCTTCTGGATCCTGAGCTGATCCTCTTGGATTTTCTGCTGCTTCAGCTGAATCTTCAGCTGCGTCTGGAGCAGTTCCCGCTCGGTGCCCAGCAGGGCAGCTCGCTCGCTGATGCGCTGCTGCTCCTGGTTGTTGATCAGCGTGTTGCGCCGGTCCTCGGCCTGCAGTCGAGCTTCAGGGGATCCGGCCACCTGGACCGAGAACGAGGCGCGGCTGGACTCAAGCCCCCGCTGACTTTCTGCTAGTGCGTTGAGCGCTTCCTGGTATGTCTTCTTTGCCTGGAGCAATCGAAGCGACTGCTCAAGCCCCTGGATCTCGTTCTTGACGCGATCTGCGACTAGCTTGGATTCTTCTTTTGCGAGATTCAGCTCTTTCTCCTTGCCAGCGCCAAGACGCGCCTGACGCTCTTCCAGCAGCCTGGTTGTGTCTTGCGACAACTGCAGGCTTCTCAGCTCTACCTCTGTGCTATCTCCCTGCGTGAGGTTGAAGTTGGCAACAGCCCTGTTGCCGGCATTCTGAATGTTTGCCTTTTCAGCCTCTGTGATCTGCGCACCGCCATCACTGAATAGCGTCACGGCTTTCAGTGTCTCGGATGCTCCAGCGATCTGTCGGAGAAGGTCCCTCTGAAGGTTTTGCGCCTTGTCGCTTACCTTGTCAATCAGCTTGCTGAGTTCATCCAGCTTCTCGATCAGGAAGTCGAAGAATGACGTTCCAACGTTGTCTTTGGATAGATCGGTAGTGACGCGCAGGAATGCGGTCCATGGGCGGATGGTAGCGCTAACAGCCTTGCCAAACACCTCGATGACCTTGGCGATCAGCTGGAACTGTTTTGCAGTCAATTCCAGCGCCTGCCCCAGGCCCAGACCAAGGATGTTGGCCCACAGGGCAAACACATCGCCAAGAGGCGCGAGCGCAGCAGAACACGCCGCACCGATGCTGACAAACAGGCCGCCAATCTGCCCCAGCAGTCCTAGCAGTGGCTCAGCCGATTCACTAAAGCTCCTGAACAGCGCAATGAAGCTGCCCTGCAGGTTGGTGTATGGCTCCAGAATGGCCGCATTGTATTTGGCCAGGCCTCGCTCTAGCGATTGCCCGCCTTCAGTCTGAATCCTTTGATTAACGTCGTCAAAGTTAGATTTGACGTTTGACAGCGAGTTGCTGAGAACCTCTTGCCCTTCGTAGAGTTTCTTGAGCTTCGCGGACAGATCGTCGTAGTATTTCCCTTCAGCAATCAGCTGCTTTACTCGATCGCGGGCGCCGGGGCCGTAGAGCTTCTGCGCCAGCTGGTCGTAAACCTGAATGTCACCAGTCAGCAGACTGTTGACCTCGGAGCGCAGTTGTTCACCCGGCACGCCGAGCACGTTGGTTGCCGCCGCAATACCGGTGGCGAGTTTGCGGATGTTCTCCAGGCTTTCGCCTTGCTTGCCCAGCGATGCGCTGTTCTGAAGGATCAGGTTGAATCCCTCGTAGATCTGCGAACTGGTGGCGCCGGAGATCTTCGCTACCTCTTTCTGGATCTCCGTGTATTCCTTCGCAATGACGCCCCGGACGGCCCGCATCTGGTTGGCCGTGCCCTGGATTGCCTTGCCGTCAGGCCCCAGAACAGCAAAGGCTCTGGTAGTGAAGATTGATGCCTCGGCGACTTGCTGATTGAACCGGCCGGCCTCTTGCGATAGCTGCGTGAGCGGGCCGATGACCGCATTGACCGCTGAGGTGACACCGGTGAAGATCGCCTGTAGGCCCTGCGCAGCCAGGCCGATCTGCCCCAGGATGGGAATCGCCTTTGTGGCGACACCAAGCACACCGCCCAGAGATCCGCCCAGCTTGGCCAGGCCGCCCCCGGCGTCGCCCGCCATGCCTGTGATCTTGCCCAGCGTGTCTCCCAGGCCGCCCCAGGCGTCGGCATCGCCCCTGACGCCACTGCTCACCTGCCGGAGCAGATCGTTCAGCCCGGCCAGCTTGCTCTTGAGCCCATCAACCTCCCGCGTGACCTTGCCGGTGTCCGCGTCAAACTTGATCGTGACGCCCCGGCGCTCCAACGCATCGGTGTACCTCTTCAGGGTCGCCAGCTCTCGATCCAGGGCGCTGCGGTCGCCGTAGAGCCGCAGAATCACTGAGCCGAGATCGGCGCCTTCCATGACCTTTTACCGCTGCACCATTCTGGCGACGCCCTAGCGCAAGATGTCAGCGCTGCGCATGTCGTCCATGACCAGGGCAATGACGGGCATCGGCAGTGCCCGCTCCTTGATCAGCTGCCGCAGGATGGTGGCGGTTCTCCCAGACAGCCGCGGCCGGCCATCGGGTCGCTCCATCTGGTACGGCAGCCAGTCCGCCAGATCTGACTGAGCCTTGCCCATGCTCGCTGCAATCTGGACGACTGCGCCGACTCTGGCCATGGTGTACGACTCGGCATTGATCCTCTCGCGCTCCTGCTTCAGAACAAGCTCCAGCACCTTGTAGATCTTGCGAACAGGCTGCCGGCCAAACTGATCCGCCTGATAGGCGGGGTCCGAGAATCCTGAGCTGTTGATGGCGACATAGATCTCGTTCAGGTTGGCCGGCGGCACCTTGAGCGATTCGCGCAACTGCGCGATCTCCGCGTCGACGCTCAGGGTTTCGCCGACGCCTTGGGCTTTCCCTTCTGTGCCTCTTCTTCCGGCGGCTTGCCGTCCTGTTCGCGTCCGATGAAGTCGAGCACCTGGCGGCGGAACTTGCCGGGCAAGCGCTTCGTGTCAGCCATTGTCCAATTCTCCATTGGCTGCCACCCGTCCGGCCCCTCGATCTCGGCCCGCGACTGGATGAACAGGGTGATCATTTCCGATTCGACACCCACCTGCATTGGCGCACCGGTGACGACCATAAACACCTCCTCGCCAAACTCCTCGATGATGGGGTCATCGCCGATGTTGCCGCTCGTGAGCTTCGTCATCACCTCCTCGAATGGGATTTTCTTGGCCTCGCTGATGCGTTTAGCCAGCGTCATCAGCGAGAGCATCCCTACCGTTGCCTGCCGCTGGTGGCGCTCCATTTCTTCCAGCTCACCGCCCAGCAGGTCGCCGTAACGCCTGAAGCGCAGTTTCCCGATCTGCTCATAATCCGTGGTGAACGACGCGAACAGCAGTTCGGTGGTGCTCATAGGAGTCTTCGACAGGGGACAGTGCAGTCATACCCTTTATAGCGGGCCGATTGCGCTACTACCTCCTGCGGGAGCTGCACAAGGAACGCATCGCCGGTTGTGCGTGGGTCAGTCACTTTGAGCCAGCCGGTGTCAGCGATGCCATCGACGACCAGAAGCGCCACATGAAGAGAGCCACCTTGCATCTGGCAATCGATCAGGAACACCTGCCCGGATTCGTCCTGCAGCAACTGGTAGGCACCGGCCATAAAAAAGGCCCCGGTTGCCCAGGGCTCTCCCTCGTCCAGTTCAGACTAGGCGGGGTCAAAGGGTGCGGAAAGTGCTCGTGAAACCAGCCAGGGCCTTCTTGGTCCCGGTGGGCGAAGCAACGCCAGCTGCATCGACGGCTTGCATGATTGCGCCATCCATCACCCGGAGCCGGTAGATGGTCGAGGCGGCCAGATCGGCGGTCGGGTTGACCGTGACCACGTTGCCCACCAGCGTCACAGCAGCCTGCACAGCGGCGCCCGTGGATGCCACTTCCAGGCGGAAGCCTGCGCCGGTTGCCTCGCCGAGCGACAGCTGGGTCAGCGCTGCGGCGCCGTCACTGGTGTAGGTGACGGTGAGGCTGTCGGCTACCGGCTGCGCAACGTCGTTGTCGGCGGGGTCCGTTGCATAGCGCCGCGGGCCGCTATCGGGCGAGGTGCTCAGCAGACTGCTCTGAACAGTGCCGAAACGGATCGGCGAGGCGCCTGCATCGAACTTGCCGAAGCTGGGGCGACCGCGAGAGTTGAGGTTGAAGGAGATCTCGGTCAGCCCCTCGGGCGACATTTTTTCCGAGTAGTTCTGCAGCGTGCAGTTGAACCCGGTGTAGTCATAGATGTAGTTGCCGGTCGCTCCATTGGATCGGCCCAGCTCCTTCAGGATCTCGATGTAGATCTCGTAATCCTTGTCGTAGCGGGCCTGCTGGATCAGGGTGAAGCCTTCTTCGTAATCGCCACGGAACACGGGGCAATTTTGACCCGCCGGGATCTCGGTGTCCTTGAGGAACCATGCAGTCACAGAGGCCTGCAGCGTCGAGCCGGTGATGACGGAATCACCCCAGCCCTCGTCGCCAAGCAGCCGGAAGTCCTGGTTGTTGTCGCTGGCAGACAGGCTGATGTTCTGCACGCCCTGCAGTTCGACGTAGCGAGAGCCGGGGTCCAGGGTGGGCAGCGTGATGTAGCCATCCGCCGATTTGGTAGCAAACAGGCGGCAGGGCAGGGGGAGCGCCACAGCACGAACGATCGTGCGGTTCGCCTTGTGGAAGGCGGCGCCGATTGCATAGTCGGGCATGATTCCTCTAGAGCGGGGTGATCAGAACAGTGTCGGACAGCTCATAAGTGAGCTGCTCGAAGGTGTTGTCGGTTTGAGGGAGGTGCCGCGGCCTGGCTTTGGGCCAGGCGCGGTAGGCAAGAAGCTGGACGTTCTCCAGATCCTTTGTCGTGTCGTAGCAACGGAACTGAAGGGTCCAGATCCGGTTTGCCACGAGCATCCCAACGCCGCCAAGATCCTGCAGGACCGGAGGATTGCTGAGAATGCACTCGATGCCACTGACGCGCCAGTCAGACGGCACCTGATGGCGGCCGACGACATAGATCGCCGGCAGAGTGCCACCGCCGGGCAGTGTGTAGACGCCCAGCTCACTGCCGAAGATCTCCAGCAGCTGCTCCCGAAGGTGCGGGACGCAGCTGCCGGCAACGACGGGCATGGCCGCCGATGGCGCCGGCTGCACAGTCGGCGCTGGTGGCTTGGTCGGCGGTTTGCTCTGTTGCTGCCCGCGGCCGGGGCTATTGCTCGGCTTCATTGTCCTGCCCTCCGGCGCATTGCCAGTGAGAACCTGGCGCGGAAGTAGCTTCTCAGCCTGTCCCGGTCATAGAGCACGGGCCGGGTCCAGGGGCGGGCCGTGAGAGTGCGAGCGTTGCCGTTGGCATCGGTCGCCTTGAACACCGCCCCGTCATGCACCACGGCGGCATAAGGTGCAGTCCACTCAAAACGGGTGTTGAGCGCGGCCTGGTCGGCACGGAAGACGCGCAGGCTCCGGCGCAGGTTGCCGGTGTCAACAATGTCTCTCGGGTCGGGTTCACGCGGCCAGGGCCACTTCTCGGCGGTGATCTCTGCCGTGAAGCGACGCGCCAGATAGGCCGAGAAGTCGTCCCATGTTTCGTTCAGTGCGTCATCGATGCGCAGGTCGATAGGCATGGCGGACCTCTATGGGGTTGCGGGGGCGATAGCCGGGGATGCCTTGCCGCCGATCACTCGAAACGTCCCTGTGATCGACTGCCGCACGGTGGCCTGTGCTTCGCCCTTGGGGTTCAGATCAAACACCAGCTCAAAGCGGCCGGTGTAGCCGTTAATCACGGCATCAGCCTTGCTGCCGTTGGTGATCCGTTCATCCAGAACGGTCGGCCACAACAGTCGGCCTGTGCAGCGATACAGGGTTGCATCAGCGCCAGGATCCTTCTGCCAGTCGGGGCCTGCCAGCGTGATAGCTGCGAGGTACTCGAACGTTTCCACGCTGGCGATCGGGTTGCCCGTGGCCGGGTCGATCGTCACTGCTCCGCCGCTGACCGTGAAGGTCAGCTCGGCGTTGCCCCAGGGGGCATAAGTAGCGACAGGGAGAGGCATCAGACCACAAAACCGGTGAGCGGCAGCGTCAGGCGCAAGGCCTCATACTGCTGCCCGTAGAACGTGCTGAGGACGCCGACACCGCTCGGGTCGGCGGTCTGCTGATTGACGGAGGCGCCTACCTGCCGCACACGCTGAACGATCAGATGTGCGGCGTAGTAGGCAACTCCGTCCTCATGGATCGCACCCCAGATGCCCTCCCAGCAGACACGGCCGGCCAGGGCCAGCGCTTCATCCACGACGGCATCGGGATGAATCGCCAGCTCCGGGAACCTCGTCAGGAAGGTCGAGCGGCTGGGGATCGCCATCAGCCTTCCCCTCCCTCAAGCTCCGCCATGCGGCGCTTGCAGGCATTGCGGATGGGCATCCGCTCGTCTGCATCGTGCCAGGCCTTCAGCTGCTCCGCATCGCGAGAATGGTGGATCAGCCTCAGCGCGGCACGCTGCTCAGTGGTTGCGATGGACACCACCGCCGCGGCCGGCGTCTCGGAGACCTTCTCAGTGCTGAGATCGATCTCTTCGACCAGGCGCTGCTCCAGCAGTTCACGCACAGGATCAAGCTCCTGCGCACGCTGCCAGAGTTCCCTGTCGACGTTGAAGTTGTTGCCGGGCTTGAGAACCAGCGTCTTCTCCTCGGCCGGGAAGGCGATCACGACCGCGCCACCGGAGACGTTGGCGAGGACGGGATCAACCAGTTCGGGGGTGTAGGCGATAGCAAGACTCATGATGATCAGCCCTTCTCGACGTAGGTGACGGATTTGGGGTAGTACAGAGCCACACCAGCCAGTTTGGCCTCTGCCGGAACGGACCACGCCAGATTCCGCGGCTGCGGGGGGTGGAACTTCAGCGGCATCGGGATGTGAAACTGCAGCTTGCCCGGATCGCGCTTGTAGATCACGATGCGCGGCTTGGTCAGCACACCACCTGAGTTGGCAGGATCCAGCTCGTTGATAGGCTCAACTTGCGTGATGTACGGATTCGTGCGCAGGAAATACTCCAGAATCGTAGTGTCGGAGGTTGAACTGCGCGGGGTAACGCTGATCTTCCGATAGACGCTGTATGGAAGCAGCATCGTATCGGGGCGCTCCACCATGTTCGAGGCGTTCACCTGATAGGTGACACCTTCGTTCAGGATGGCCAGCATTCCCTCCGGCGTGATGCTCGCAGCATCAAACCAGCCGTCGGAAGAGTTGCCGGTGACAACAATCTTGTCGACGGTCGGATGATTGAAGAAACCTCGCAGGCCCGTGCCGGGGTAGCCGAACAGGGCGACACGGTTGGCGCGGCGCTCGTAGGCGTCACGCACGGCGTCGGCGCGGCGCTGCTCCAGGCTGACCTTGGCAAACTGCGCCTTGCGGATCTCCTCTGCGGTGTACTGGAAGCTGCCGCCGAAATTGCGGATCGTGTTGATGATCTCGCCGCGCCGCACGTCAGACGTGGGCAGATCGCTGGCGTAATCCGCGATCAGGTCGAAATCGCCAACTTGGTCGTAAATCTCGTAGCGGTAGGTCTCGGCACCCTCCGGCACCTCGTTGCTCACAGGGATCACCCGGCTGTAGGGGATCTCTGCATAGGTCTTCTCGAACACCCTCGGCAGGATGTGCTCCAGCTCGCGCACGAGGAACACCCCCGGCGTGGCATTGTCCATGCGAACGTTCATTGTCTGGCCCTCCTCAGGCGTCAGCGGTGAAGGTGAGTGCAGCGGGAGCGTTCAGCTCCAGCGCCAGCACTTGACCAGCGGCGGCACCCTTGCGGATCGCCCAGTTGCCGGCGACAAGTGCCAGCGTGTTGCCGGCACTCGCCGTCTTGCCCCATCGGCCGGCATTGGCGCCAGACTTGTGGTAACGCAGCGTGTCGCCGGGTGCGACCGCTTCCATTACCAGGAGGTAAATGGTGCCCTGCGTCAGCAGGTTGACCTCCTTCAGGGGCGGGACGCCATCAGCGGCATCAATCGCATTAGGGCCTTCACCGATCGCAGGGAAGATCAGCTTTTCGTGAACAGCCGATCGAGCAACGATCCCCAGCGCAGCACCGGCACCGGTGGCCGGCTTGCAGCTGTTGTTCAGCACGCCGCTGCTGTTGGCCACCACGGGGATGCCGTACTCAATGGGCAGCGTGGTTTCATTGTTGCCGGTGATCACCCGCGCAATGGCAAGGTCTGCGATCTGCCCAGGCAGACCCAGATCCATCTGCATCGGGTAGTTGTACTGCACGCCCTCGCCCGATGTGACAGCGGTGGGAGTAAAGGTCTGAGCCATGATCAAACTCCTTTGGTGATGGTGAGATCCTGGCGGGACTGATCCTGCTGCGCCCGAATCATCCGAGCCCGTGCAGCATCCTGCCCGCCAGTGTTCGCCGATGAAATGCCGCCCAGAGCGGTCACCAGCGGATCAGCTGCGTCTGATCGAGTAACGCCCTGCTCTGCGTAGGCGTCAAAGGTCGCGGAGACATAATCGTCACTGCGACCGTCGAAACGATCAGGATCAACACCGGCCGCGGCCAGTGCATCGATCATGATCTCGCGATCCGTGAGCCCATCGAAGGTGGGGCGCTCGCCGGTGATGCTTTCGACCCGCTCGATCAGATCAAGCCGGCTGGCGACCAGTGCGTCGATGTCGATGTCGGACGCATCCAGCCGGGAATCCACCTCTGACTCCATGGCGTCAAGGCGATCAACCAAGGCGTCGAGACGGCCCAGATCGCGCTCATGCGCGGCGATGGCGTCATCACGCTCAGCGCAGGCCTGGTCATAGAGCGCCTTGGGCACCATCCGACCGCCGCCGTCCTTCTTGGAGACGAGGTAGTCGCCCAGGTTGCTGGCGCCATCCATTTCCTCGTCTTCGTCCTCGTCTTCGTCGCCGACAAAATCCTCGTCTTCCATGTCGTCCTCGTCCCCATCGGGATCGTCTTCACCGAAGCGCTCGTCGTCCTCTTCCATTGCTCGCGGCTGCCGCTTGGCGGCATCAGCGCGGACGTGTGAGGCGAGCGCCTCGGTGGCCTCGCAAAGCGCAGCCACGGCAGTCATGGGATCCTCCAGCTGTTGAGGTTGTGATTGACCATCGGTCGTGATGGGATCGACGGCGTAGGCGGAATCCATGTGCAACCGCACCTCAGGGCCAGCACGACCCTTCCGCACGATCGCGACGTGGTTCCCGCTGATCTCCCGTTGCACGCCGTCATACCGCTGGCCATCAGGGGTGATGCCAGGGGTTGAGTCGTACTTCACCCGGTAGCCGACGCTGACCTCTCGGGCATCGCCGCGCTTGATGGCGTCGATAGCTTCGCGATCAGTGACCGTCACGAAACCCACCGCGAACGGGGTTCGGTATTCGACGATCGAGCCGGTGTGCCCCCGCTGATACTGCCGGCAGGTATCGGGTGTCAGCAGCTCCGGCGGGTGCTCCAGGGTGACGGGGAGATTGCTCAAGGAGAGCAGGGCATCCTGTTTGGAGACCTCCTCCTCGGGCCGGTATTCGACCGCCTCCGTGCCATCCTGCCGCCGATAGCGCTGCAGTCCGGTACGGGCAAAGGTCGCCTTGATCCGCAGATAGCCCTCAGGAGTCTCCTCCCATTCGGGCGAGATCTCGGCGCGATCAAAGCGCAGCGCTTCGCTCATGGCCAATCGAAACCTGTCAGCATCCTGCTGGTCGGTAACTACGATTGAGCCTGAATGTTCCCAGCTGGAACCTGTACTGTCACCCGCCCGACGACTACGTTGACCGTCAGCTGGGTATGCGTGTGCGCCTGCTCAGAGAGGCCCGCGGCATGACGCAACAGGCCCTAGCCGACCAGCTGGGGCTCAGCGGTCACTCGTGGGTCAGCAAGGTTGAAGCGGGCGCTCTTTCCGTGACGCCAGGGCGCCTGCGGGCGTTGTCCCTGGCGCTCGGGTGCTGCCCCACCGTTCTGCTGAGCCTCTGACGGCCATCAGGCCATCGCGACCTCCAGGCCCGCCAGTAGGGGCACCAGATCAGCGCGGCGACCGGTGCGGGTGATCGAGCGGGGCAGGCCTGCAGCACGGGCTAGACGGCGCAGCTCCTTCACTGGCAGCGGCTCCAGGGCCTCGGCGGCCACAGCCGCCAGATCGGCCAGGGTGACGGGCGGCAGGGGGGCGATCGGCGCCGGCTCGATCGCCGGGGCGGCAGGGGCATCGGCAGCGGGCTCGATCGCGGCGGCCGGGGCGGCAGCGGGCTCGGCCGGCACCAGCAGGGCGGCATAGCGGCGGCCCAGGGCGGCGCTGCCGGCGATCAGCAGCCGATGCGCCTCGATCGACGCGGTGATGACGGCCGCGGCGATCACGACCAGCCCCTGGCGGACGATGGCGGCCACCTCCTGCCAATCGACCTGGGCCAGCGCCCAGCTGATCGCATCGGCGGCCTTCAACAGGGCCGGCTGGCCGTAGGCAAACCAGAGGCGGCCGGCGAGGCGGCCCGCCCGGTAGGTCCAGCGGGCGGCGACTGCCAGGCGATCAACGATCTCCAGCAGGGTGCGGATGCCCCAGGCAAGGGCAGGGATCATCAGCAGCGGGGCCAGCTCGGTAGCGGTGGCCCATGCGCCGGTGATGGCGTGAATAGCGGGGAGGGGTGTGAAGCCCATGGTTCTCCTTGAAAGGGATCGGTTCGCGGCCATCGCTTCCAGGCCAGGCGAACCGGGGAAAGGAGCCCCGCCGCTGCTGCTCTCTTCTGTTTTCAAGGTTCTGGGCGTTGAGGCGTCTCGCTCAGTGGGACCCCCGGGGTGCTCTCGCCGGGTTGTCTGCCCGGGGCGGCCGTCGAGGGGCGCGAATGCGCTGGAGCTTCGTT